ATCTGCGCCACCAGTGACAATCCGGCATCGACGTGTGTTTGTCCCATGATCCAATAGTATTCGATTGTTGTTTGTCCCGTCCGAAAATGTAAACGCTGCCGCCGTATTGTAAATTCCAGGAACATCCGCAAACACCGTCCCCTCATCCTGCCGATACCAGGAAGAGAAGTTGCTACCACTAATACTGGCCACGTCAGCAGCGCGGGTGACGGTGGAGCTGGTGGTGGGGATGTAGCTGGTGGGGAAGGCGTCGGCTTCTAGTTGTGCGCCCCAGATGAGGACAGTGCCGGTACCTGTACCGATGTAAGTTGTTCCGCCATTCATAGATCGGATCTGAACACTACCGCTAGCCGTAGCAGTTGCCGTAGCAGTTAATGCAATTCGATACCAACCATCGCCAAATGGCGTAACAACTGTGGTTGAGTTTACCGAAGTGCTAATGACTGCTCCAGTAGAAAGATTGATGCGATTGATAAGGACTGCTCCAAATGCAGCGCTTGGGATAGCAATACCGCCCTCGTTTAAGGTGCCAGCTTTCATCCACACGGTAAACGTGTAGGCGTTTCCAGAAGTAAACGGAACGGATTGAAGAAGAGAATGTGCTGCAGCAGAGGCATCGCTAGTATCCCTTAGTTCCCACGCCGTGTTGGTTCCGTCAGGCGCAATACCAGCAGTCGCTGTTTCACTGCTATTGCTATTCGTCCACGTCGTATTAAACATATTGCTTTGGAGTAACAAATTCGTCCCACTTTCCTCCACCAACAGTCCCAAGCTCTCACCCGTCGTTGGGTTATGATCAAACCGTGGCTCGTTCGTCACTGCCGTCTTAATCAGCCCATCGCTGCCTACATACGTCCCACTACTGGCGCGGGTGAATGTGACAAGGTTCTGCCCAGTAGTGGCGTCAACTAAACTCTTGTTGTCGGCAAAGCGCAGGTCAAGCGACGGCACTGCACGAGCGCGGCGCCACAGCTCGTTCTTTACCCATGGACCAGCCAGTACACCGCCCGGTGCTGCTGCTGCCCGGAACGCTGCTGAGCCCCTCATCAGAGACCTGCCTCCAGGGTCAGCACGCGCAGGTCATACAGGGTGGCGCTAGCGGGGGTATAGGCGCCACGGGTTTCCAGCTCGGCGTAGAGGGTGGTGCTGGCACTGGCCAGCTTGATCAGCGTGCCGGGATAGTCGGCTTGAGCAAACAGCGTGCTGCCAAGATCCTGAGGCGTCGGCAGATCGACATAGCCGGCGTAATTGGCAACCTCGCCACTCACCAGGTCAAAGGCGGCGTTGTCTGCGATCGCAGTGGGGCTGGCGGTGTAGAGGTGCAGCCTGAAGCCAGCCATGCCGCTGGGGACGCTGGTGTTGCCGATCAGCAGTCGGACGCTTTGTACCAGCACATAGCCGCCGCTGGGGCCGCTGCTGGGCAGGGTGATGATGGCACTACCGCCGGTGTCGCCAACCACGTCACCAGCCGTGTAGGCGGTGGTGTTGCTGGGGCGAGTGATGGTGACGGCAGCGCGGTAGGCCTTGCCGTCGACGGTGAGGCTGCTGGCATTGTCGCCAACAGGCACCGCAGTGGCCCGCAGCTGAGCATCAGTCAGCGGGCCGCTCACCGGCACTGGGTTGCCGCTGTCATTCTTCACTTCCACCTCGGCGCCCATCGTCACCGAGACGTTTTGGCCGATGTCGACCGGCAGCGGCTCGCTCTTGGAAACAGACCGCGCTTTGCCATCAAGGCCCAGGAAGCTCAGCAGGCTCATCACGGCGCTCCGGTGTTGGTTCTGTGCAGCATCAGCAGCCAGCCGGTGTGCCCGTCAGGCTGCGCGTCTCTCACACGGTAGGTGGTGCTGCGCGCTACTACCGTGTCGCCTTGCTTTGGATCCCAGGGCAGGCCTGTGCGATCGACCAGCATGATCGGCTGGGTTGAGCGGACCTGCAGGCCAGTCTCTAAGTCCAGGCCCACATGACTCGCTTGAAACACACCGCGAGCCTGGGCCGTGCTCTCGCCTCGGGTGATGGTGACAGGTTCCCCCATCACGCTCACCACAGCACCAAGAGCACGGTTGGCCAGGTCGTTGATCATCAGTCGAGTCGCACCCGGGCCACTGCATCAGCAGTCGCCTTGGCCGCCAGGAACACGCCGATCAGCGTGTTGTTGGTGCTCACAGGAGTCACCTTCTTGGCGCTGTTGTCCCAGTAGGCGGCAGCACCCACAGTGGCGTCGGTGTTGGCGCCGGTGGCGCCGGTCAGGTCGTAGACGCCTTCGGTGTCGATGTTGATGGAGGCGCCAGAAGCGCCGTCCACCACACACACGCCGAACAGGCTGCCGATCAGCACGCCCTCACCCGACAGGCGGGCGTAAGGCAGAGCCACTTCGACGTAGCGGCCCTCTTGCACGAAGTTTTTCATGGATCAGTCCTCAGTAGAAGGGGAAGGGGTCAGGATCACTGACCGCTGGAGCGGTAGAAGCCCTGGTGCTGGCTCACCATGCAGCCGAAGTCGTGCCGCAGGTAGGTGGTGATGCCGTCAGGATCGCGCTTGATCTCGCTCTCGATCGTGGGGCCAGCCTCGCCTTCGAGGTAGCCGTAGACCAGCTTGTCCACGCCGGGGTAGTTGCCCACGATGTAGAACTGGCTGGTGCTGCTGGCGTCCAGACGAGGCTCGACGATCTTCTGCAGGTAGCCCGAGAAGACGTTGACGTTGCTGGTCTGGGTGGGCTGGATGACAGCGTTGAACTGGTCGAAGGTGGTCTCCAGCGCGGTGGGCAGCAGGATGTACTGCGGCACCACGTAGAGCGGGTTCTTGCCGGTGAAGTCCTTCTGGTTACGCATCTTCTGACGCGCTTCCGAGATCGAGGTCACGCTGATCGCGCCGGTGCCGGTGTTGTTGTGGTTGGCGTGGAACAAAGTCACGCCGTCGCTCATGCACTTGGCGTTGCCGGTGATCAGGCCCCACATCAGGTTGGCTTCCAGCGTGGCGACGCCACGAGCCAGCACCTGCACGGCGCGGGTGATGTAGCCCAGGTTGTCGTTGATGATCAGGCGACGGCCGATCACCAGCTTCTTGCCGTACTCGGTGAGGCTCCAGGCGCCCTGTTGCTCCTGCAGGGTGCCGGCTTTGTACTCGCCGCCTTCCTTGATCTCTTCGGGGATCAGCTGGCCGCCGACCTCGATCTCCTTCATCTCGCGGAAGTCAGGCAGGTTGCGCTGCTCCGCCAGGGGGCGCCAGGTCTGCTGCTCTTCGCCGTAGGCAGCCTTCAGCGTCACGCGCTGGATGCTGGCCATCAGCAGCGGGAAGTCGCTGGTGCTGTGCAGAGCACGCACTGCGATCTCGCTCTTGTCCATGCCGCGGGCGTTGACGCCGGCCATGTCGAGCGACTCGCGGGCCAGATCGAGCAGCGTGGTGCCGCGATACTCGCGGGCGCCGCCGTCGGTCAGCTCGCCGAGGTTGGAGCGGAACTTCAGGTAGTCGAGCTTCGCCTCGAAGCGCTTCTGACCGTGGTCCTGGGTCACCTCGATGCGGCTCAGCGCCGGGGTCTTGCGCTCCTCGGCAGAGCGGGCGTCGATCAGCGCCATGCGGGCCTCGTCAAGCGCCACGCCATCGGCGATCAGCTTGTGGGCCAGCTCGTCGCTCACTTCGAGCTTGCGGGCGGCATCCAGGATGCCGGCGGTGCGGCGGCGCTCTTCAGCACGCACAGCTTCCACGTCCACTGCAGGGGCAGCAGGAGCGGCGGGCTCAAAAGCGCGGGTCAGTTCTTGGGTGGGCTCGGGAGCCTGCACCCCATCGGGAAGGGTCATGGATCGTTCCTCGTCGGACGGTTGGGTTGCAGGCGGCTCTTCTGAGCGCACCTGGGCCCCGGCATCTGCCGGGATCGGGACCAGCGAGAGCTCGTAGGGCTCCCAGTCCACTGCGCGCTCAACCGGCACTGCGCCGGTCTCGTCGCGCTCGGTCTTGTGGACCTTGTAGCCCACAGACACGTTGCGGTAGATGCCGTCGATCACATCCTGGAAGATGGTCTCGACGTCATCACGCCGGCTGAACTTCACCAGGGCGCGGCCCTCGTTGCCGTCCAGCCATGCTCGCTGCACCACGCCGATCTGGCTGCGCAGCGAGAAGGAGTCGTGCGCATCGAGCAGCGGAGCTCCTTTGTTCAGTCGCTCCATTCGCACAGCGCCGGGCGCCATGCTCAGCTCTTCGATGTAGTCGCCGCGCGACCAGCTGGCGCGCTTCACCTGGGCGCCGGTCGTCCAGACCAGCTCAACAGTCCGCTCCTCGACGTTGATCGTCTCGGGGGCGAACATTGCCCGGGTCTGCAGGAGACCGTCGCTCATGTGTACTCCCTCATCGTTGCGATTCTAGGGTCAGCCTGCAGCAGGAGTTCTCGGCGCTGCAGGTGCTGGCGGCTGCTGTGCGTCCATCGGCGGCTCGCCCGTTGGCGGCATCGCTGAACCGAGCGGGCGCGCCTGCGTCAGGCCGGCGGCGCTCACCTTCCGCGGGTCGCTGTCGAGCACCACGCCAGCTGCATCCAGCTGCTGGTTCCACTCGGAATAGAGACGCAGCACTTCGTCGGGCTCATAGCCGTCGAGGCGGATCGCTTCCTGTGGCGGCAGCAGGCCCGCGCGCATCCGGCTCAGCGCCGAGCTGGTCTCGCTCTGCGGGTCGTAGAGCTCACGACGCGGCGGCGTCCAGTCGGCGCTCAGGCCATCGGTGGCGATGCCCACCGTCGACGCCTGCGACGCCCACCAGCTCCAGATCCGGTCGAACACCGTCGGCGCCAGCACCTGCCAGGTGTCGCTCATCAGCCGGCGCTGGAAGCCGATCCAGCCCATCCGGCCCTGGGTGTAGCTGCCGCCGCTGTAGTCGCCCGTCAGCTCTTCGTAGGTGATGCCGATGCCGGCTGCGAT